GCACTTCAAATAACTATTCTAACATTTTAAATACTTTTAACATTTCTGGTGTGCAAGGAGATATGCACTATTGGTTAAACAAATCAGAAAAACTTGAAAAGGTATTAGAAGAATTACAACACTTTGGATTTTTTATAGGAAGGATGAAAGCAGATGGCACATATCATTACATAAGCCCAAAGTATTTAACGACAAGTACCACATCATCAACAACATTACCTTATTTAGCAACTGCAGGTACTTTACATTCAGATAATTTAATTACAAGCACAACTGACAATCAGTTTAAATTAACCCTTGAAACGCAAGGTAGTGGTTATACTGAAGGAGATTTATTAGTAATATCTCATGGCTCAGATTTTGAGTTTATGAAAATTACAACTGGTGGTCCAATGACTAGCTCTTCTACTACACAAACTATAACAGTAGAAAGAGGTATTGCTCCAATAACTACTGCAACTGCAGGTAGTCAGTCTGCAGGAACAACAATCAGAAAAGTAGTATTTCCACACGCAGTTATTGATGAAGATGATTTTGCTAACTTGCAAATTATGCACACTCCAATTAATGAGTTGGTTACAAAATACAAAATACAATATTTAAGAAAACCAGAAGATAATAGTAAGTATGGTAAAACTGCAGAGTTTACTAACTCTACAACAAGAACAAACTATAACATAGAAGATGAAAAAGTTAAAGATATTAAAAACGATTTTGATAAAACTGGTACACTTACAACAAACTATTACAACTACTACAATCATTTAATTGGAGAGCCAAGATTAAAAGTAGCGTTTGATTTAGTAAATCCAAGTTTTTATGCTTTAGAGGTAGGAGATATAGTAAGAATTTATACAACTAAAAAAGCTCCTTTTGGAAAAAACTGGAGAAGCGTATATTTTATAGTAACACAAACAACAAGAACATTAGGTAAATTAAGCATAAGTGCTTATGAAATTTATTAAGGATTAATTATGGCAGTTATAACAGAAGTTAGATTTAGACCAGATAGTAGCACAAGTCATGCTAACTATTCTCCATCCAGAAATCCAGATATGAATGTTGCAGAAACAACAAAATATGATGGAATAACAGTATCTCAATCTTATGGTGGTAAAATTTATACAAATGAACGATATGGCAAACAATTAGAGTATGAATTGTCATATACCAACTTATCAGAAGCAGATAAATCAAAACTTGAAGTTTTAGTAAATCAAGTGAAAGGTAGAAAACTCGCATTTCAATTTAGTGCAGATGGGGGGAGTAGTTATATTGATGTAAGATTTACTGCAAATGACTTAAAATTCACACAAACTGCGTATTCTATATATTCTGTGAGCTTTAATATAAGGCAAGAAATATAACAGAACGCACGAAAATAGCCCTAAAATCAATTATTTTATGTTAAAAGGGTAATTTGTCGGGTGGATTATCTTTAGCCTCAAATTTCTTGTATTTATCATGCAATTCTAGTAGTGTTGCTGCAAGATAAACACACAAGTCTAAAGATTCATCTAACGCTTCTTTAAGATTATCTCTGCTGCCATCAATGGGAACATCTTGTTTATAATCTATCTGCCCTTGATTTATCTTGTCTTGTAATAACATCATTATTCTTGTATTGCTATTCATCTTTTTTCCTTTTGAAAGTTTGTAAGGAGGCGAGTAGCCAACCCTTGTATTTGCAATTAACTTAGGGTAAGATTCCTTTCTTGTTAATTGTTAATATATGCCTCCTTAACTTTAAATTAAAATGGTAATTCGTCATCTGAAAGTGCTTCGTTAGAAGGTTTTGCTCCACCTTGCGGAGTATAAACTGCTAATTTCAACATTATGTCGCCTTTTTTAGTTTTGTTTTTCCACAAAGATATTCTATGAACTTTGCCTTCAACATTAAAGTCTCCTTTATAATCTGGACTTTTGTCTGACGGATTTTCATGATTCTTATAAGTGTTTTTGAATAGATAGCCTACATTTTCTGGCATATCAAACTTTTTCTTATCGCTCATTTTTCCTCCACATGTTTTAAGAAATGTAAACCAATTTCTGGCTCTACGCAATTTCTTAATATTTGTCTTTTATTTTTTATATTATAATCACTTAAATCAAAACCTTTAAGTTTTGATAAACTTTCTACTGTTCCTCCCCTATGTCCTCTATTTTTTATTTCTATATCCGGACAATCTACATTAGTCCACCAAATATGTTTTGCCATACTTCTTCCTGGTATTAGAGGCTTATAATAGGGTATTGTATTTTCTATAACATACTTGCCATCATACCAATACTTTAATAGTATAATTTGTTGATATAAGGACAAGTCTGGGTATTTTGCATCTACCTTTCTATACTTCCTATTGGCTAAAAACCCAATGTTATATCTAATTTGACTGTGTGTAGGGCATGGAGGACTACTCCAAATAAAATCAAAATTCATATAGTTTTCTAATAAAAACAAGTGAGCATCTTCTATAAACATAGTGTCTTTTGGAAACATGTCTGAATAAACCGCAGCAATGTCTTTATTGTTTTCAACCGCAACAATCTCATGACTGTCTCCCCAAAGTTTTCTATTTCCCCCAATACCAGAGTATAAGTTTAATATTCTCATACGGTTATAATTTTAAGAATTGTTTTACCTTGTTTTAATTTAGCATCAGATTTAGAGTTATAAGCATACTCTTCTAATTCTTTTGTTATATCATAACCTCTGTCGTCATAGTTTTGTAAGTCTATTTTTATACCATCAATAGTTTTATTTTTATAAAAGATATAAACATTCTGACTTGCTCTACCTTCTAAGTTTAAATTCTTTTCGGAATAAGCATTTGCTCCCACAAGAGATGCACTCCTTCCATAAGTGTCTCCTACCCTTGCAGAGTGTATGTGTCCAGATATAACAAAATCAATCTTTACATCCCTTCCACTTGCATACCTACCTTTAATTTGAGTAATAGATGTTTCGTGTTTAGCTTTGATGCTGCCATGCCCATGTATCATAAGAAGATTCATACCCGCTAAATTAACCACAACCTCTGTTGCGTCTTTAGAAAGAATAAAATCTACATCTGTATCACGATATAAGAATCTTAAAATATTATAAATAGTAAAGTCGTAGTTATCACTTGCGATATAATCATCCCAACCTATTTCGTCTTTAACTCTACTTTCATTACCAGTGATACATGCCAAAGAGACCTTGTAATCCTTCCTTACATCTTCTACCACCTGCTTTAAAAGTTGCACTGATATAAATGTTGCATTAGAACGATTGGTAGATTGTGCAAACATTTCATCTAATCTTCTATCAGAGTTCATTAAATCCCCGGTAAATGCTATTAAAACCTCTTTTACTCCAAGTGCTTTTAGATAAATTTTTGCTTTTCTTATATAAGTTCTAAGTCTTTTTGCTGCCACTTCAAAGTTATACTTATTGTTTGGTAGGTTTACTTCTTCGTTGAAATGTGTATCTGATATTTGAATTACGCCAACGGCTTTGCTGCTTTCCGTTTTGGCATGTTTCAATTTAGGTATTTTATGCTTTTCAAGGACTTTTATTAACTGTTTATTGTATTCTGATAGTGCATTATCTAGCCTGGCATGTTCCCGAAACGACTTATTAGCAATTCTATTTCTATCTTGTGCGTTTTGTTTTTGTTTTGCTAATCTTACATTTTCTATAATTACATCTTTATCAAGATATAATGGGTCAGATGTACTATAATCACAAGAATTACATTTCCATCTTTGTATTTTTAGCCCTCTGTTATGCCTAAATCCTTTTTTCTTTACATTACTGCTATTACATCTTGGGCAACACACTACTTGATTTTCAAGTATTAATCCAGTCATTTATACAACTCTTTCTCCATTTCTGATATTCTATCCTCTAAACCTTTGTTCGCAGTTTTAAGATTTCCAACTTCTTCTTTCAACTCTTGAACTTCTGCTAAATCGCTTAGCCAATCGGTTAATTCTAATGTTGCATAGAACTTAGCATTCATTTTAAATATATTCACTGGAATTTTTGATGTATTATCATTGTATATTTGTTTCCACCATATTGGCAAAGATAGTTTTTTAGTATTTTTTATCTCAAAATGATACTGTGCTGCAACACTATCCGGGTCAATGTCTATGATGTCTCCCTTGATAGAAAGTCCTCCCGACAAAGGTGTCCGCCTACAATTAGTTCCTAAATATTTATTAATTGTTTTAGCAACTTCTCTTTCTGCTCTATTGCCCTTATCTCTTGAGTTTATAGGCATCTGTAATCTCCTTTTTTTCTTTTTTAGACATCTTAACCCAATCAGTCATATTAACATAATCCGGTGGTATCGTTCCATTTAATCTTTTTTGCTCTAAGTTTTCTGCACATTTTTTCCAATACTCTTGATTTCTTTGAAAGGCATAATCATGTTCACATCCATAATATTTTAATGTTGTACAAGGTATAGTATAAGGGTCGTTTAAATCTACTCTTTGACTAAAACAACTTTCTCTAATATTAAATAAAGAAGAACTATCTGGCATTATATGTTCAGAAGAATGCTCTCTTGTTAAGTTTCTAAACTTATTTAATTGCCTTGCGGTATTAAAATAAAACTTTCTTAATCCGCCTTTTCTTTGCATTATTTCATATACCCATCTTGTTTTCCATTTTGGTGTCCAATCTTTTTCATATCTACTTCCATCAATATATCTCATCTTACCTCCGAATGTGCAACCATCTGTAAATCACAACACTCTATAAATAAATCTTTGTATTGTTGATTTTTTCTTTCTTTCCCACACTTGTTGCACTTATAAGTGTAAGAAATTTGCTCTTCATCAGAATCTACAAACTTTTCATTTGCCTTACGCAACCAATTTCTAAAAAAAGAATTATAGTTTTTATAAACTTTACCATTAGCAGATAACCAATCTACCATTCTATCATATTCTAATTTTACTTTTACCTTTGGAAATTCTTCTTGCAACTTTTTTAAGTTCTGTAATATAAGGGAAAGTTGTTCTTTCTTTGATAAAGACTTCTTTACATTCTTATCATTCTTCTTCATTCTTATATTGTTTTCATCAATGATTCGTATATGATTCGTCTTTGATTCATCAGTGTGTCGGACATCCTGGTAAGTGTCGTAGTTATTAATAGTTAGGTGTGTCCATCTTTTTTCATCATGAATCGTTATCATGTTATCTTTTTCAAGTTTTTTTAAGAATCTTCTAACTTTAGATGGAGTCCACTTTAATTCATATCCTAACTTTTGCAAACTACTTACAACCTCCCCTCTTTTTATATCAACTACCTCTGGTAAAAAGTCCGAATATAAGGTTTTATTATCCTTATGATTAGCCCTCAATATAAGAAATAACCATGCTTTTAGATAATCCCCTCTTTGAAATATCCAATGATACCTTATGTCTCGGTGCAGCTTAATCCAACCATAGTCATTTGGATAACTCATGCTTGTCCTTCACATGTATCAACAAAGGTAAGTTCTGTATCTTTGGTGAATTTATTCATCCACCTTAACTCAATCTCGCTATCTCTCTCCTCATCTGTTGTTGTTAGGAACACAATAAGCAATGCTAACTGAGTCATAACATCACTAAAAGCATGTGCTTCTTTTTCGTTCGCCGGTTTATGTCTGCTTCCAATTAAGGCAATCATAAAGTTTTTAAAATACTGATACCTTTCATCTTCGGTTAAACTCCAAAACTTACTTGATTTATAATAATCTATTTCTAATGCATTTACATCAAACATTAAATACCTCCAAATTCAATTAATATCGCTATACACCAAAACACACTTGTTGATAACATTGTAATAAGTATTGCAAAAAAAATCTTTTCATTTCTATGCATGTTCCAACTATGATATAATTGTTGATAGTATCTTTCAACCGGATTAAATGTCATTCGTTTTGGATTCCTCTTCACACTTATCATAATATTATATAGTTTAGAAGCAGTAAAAACATTTTTGTCTTTTGCATCATAACTATAATCATTAGATTCTAATACCTTGAACTTCATTGTTCGCTCCTTTCTTTGTAGCATTCTCTCGTGGGAATGCTATATCTAAAAATCTAAATCGTCTGATGTAATTTTCTTTGCGTAAGTCTTTTCAACTTTTCCTTGTGCATCTGTATCATCAACATCACACAATCCTAACATTGCAGCAAGAGAATATCTTCTGAAATAAGTGATAGCACTACCTTGCGATTGATACATGTTTTGCCCCTGCAACTCTGCAATCGGCGATAACATTTGTGTAGCAATCCACTCCCCACTTGTGTGATATAAGGTTGTTCTAACACCTACCTCACTACCATTTCCTAATGGCATTTGTGTAAAAAATATACCATTTTTATTTAATGGCTCTTTTACTGCATCAACTAACTTATCCAACTTTACATACTTATACTTAAACGCTTGTGTATCTTTTGTTAAGTTTTCTAATTCAGACTGCACTTTAACAAGTGCTTTGATTATATTTGTTCTTTCATTGCTCTCAAAACTTGTCCACATCATTTTTTATGCTCCTTTACATGTTCCTCTAAAACCATTCTTACTAATGCAGCAGTGCTACGATATTGACTTTTGGCTATGTTTCCCAAATCTATATATAAAGATTTAGGTATTTGAACACCAACCATTACTTTCTTTTCCATTGTTTCTCCTTTTATATGCCCAAAGGGAAGAGGTATTATGATAACAAGTGAGTAAGATGTAAAACACCTTTGGGCAATTATTTATCTTGATAGACCTTCTCTGATTACTTGTATTGTTCCAATTAACTTTTCCAACTTCAATTCATTAACATTGCCAATATTTTCCGGCAAGTTTTTGAGTGAGTGTAAAAGTATATTGCACTCTTCCCTATCATCCAACTTTAAAACTAAAACACTATTTGTATTTTTTTCCATAGTTTTTTTATTAATTTAAATAGAATTTCAATCAATCCAAATACTTTTTAGTTTTCATTTAAGTAATAAGTAGCATAAGTATATCCGCTATCATTACTTGCGAGAGTTTCTTTGGTAATTATGTTATACCCTTGTTTACGAAGAGTGTAAATAATACCACTTAACCTTGTCGCATTATATTGCTCAAATGCCTCCATTGATGTAATGTTGCCATAACATTCAAGATGTTTTAAGACTACCGCAGTTTTGCCATAGTGCTTTCTTTTTCTACCCTCTACAATAGTTTTAACTTTTCTTTTTTTATTAAACCACATACTAAAACCCTCCTTCTATGATTATATAAATAATCGCTATTATTAATATTGTAAATAAATCAACTAACTCCATCTTTATTCCTCCAACTAAGTTTACTTTCTAAAAAAATTTGTCTTATAATTGTTTCGTTTTGTGCTTGATTATAATTATCAAATTTTGTCATACACATTTTTTTAACCATGCTTTCAACTCTAAGTTCATTTATATTTCTACAATGCTCTTTTGTCATTTTTTCTAATTTGTTTGCAAACTCCTCAACACTTTTTTCTATTGACATGTTTCCTCCTACTTTTCAAAATCTGTATGTTCTTTACAATCTCCACATAATCCAAAATGCTCTCCATCAAACTCGTGAATATTACCATAAGGTTTCGCACAACAACATGTGCTTACAAGAGCAGCCTCTTCGCAGCAATCACATGTATCAATTTTGATTGCCGGAGAATCTCCTGGCTGGAAGTTCCCGCATTTGCATATAACTTCTGGCTCGTAGCAGCCTTGCGCAGCAGTATTTTTTTCTTGAACATGTTTCAAATATGTCATTATACCACCCAATCTTCCTTCCACCCAAAATCAATAGCAGCACTTATGACTTGTGATAACATTAGTCTTGAATTAGACATGTAATCATATAAAGTATATTCTCCGGTTTCCCAATGCTTCATAACATTACCATGAATTTCAATGTATTGTATCTCTGCAATTTTTTTAACTCTTAGATATGTAATCATTGAATTGATTTGTCTATTAGTCCAATCTTTATGCATTTGAAATTCTTTCATTTCAACCTCCATAACCATTTACATAACTCCCAACATATAATTGGCAATATAATTAATAAAATAAATTCATCTGTTTGCAAACATGCTACATATCTAATGTCTGCATCTGCATCATACCAATAGTGTTGCATTATTTTATCTCCTCATAATCTAAATCATTCATTAACACTGACATACATCCATCAGAAAAAACTTCTTTGTTTATACTAACAAATTGCTCCCATTCTTTATTAGACATATCTGAATCCACATGTTCTTTTTCATAATATTGCCAAAGAATACATGCCTTGTCCAATAAATTATGTAATTGATTAGTTTCTTCTTGGTTTAAGTTTCCTACTTTCATTTTACATCCTCCCTAAAATATGTTTTGTTTTGAAATTTAATCTTAAATAATGTTTCCATATTTATAACACGATACGCACTTTTTTGAAAATCAAATACTAATTGATATGGGTTATCTTTTTTAAGTGCATAAGATGGCTTACCAGTTCCCTTAATATAAGACTTTACACCTAAACGACATAAAATGTCTCTTTGGCTGCCATCTTTCTTTATAAAACTTGCACTGAACAACTTACCATCTGAATTTATAACTATGTCTTGTAATTCTTCTAAACTAACATGCAACATGTTTCTAACCCTCCAACTTGATATTTAATGTATTAGCAACTCTCTTTAAAAGTATTTTGCAATAGTATCTTTCATCAGAGTTCATGCCATTATTCATCATATCTTCTTCCCAAAAATACTCTATCGCCTCCTTACATGCTTTATCACTAACTTTATTCACATTAGGATATATTATTACTTCCTTCATCTTCAACCTCTACTTTCTTTTTAAATTTATTCCAATTTATTCTACTTTTTTTACTTAACTCAACTTCACATATACTATCAACATTGGATAATAAGCGAATAAACAACTTCAAGTCTTTACATACTCTTTGATTATGCTTAGACAATTTACAAGAAAAGAATTTTATATCTTCAATTCCAAGCCTATTATATTTAGCGGTTTGGATATATACCTTTCTTTTCTTTGTTTGTCTTGGATGCATTCCAATTTGCATTAGGTATTCTCTATGCCATTTAACTAACTGGATTGCTTCTTTCACTTTCTTCTTGTTGATAATCATAATATATATAATCTATATAGGGGGGGGATATAAAGTCAATAAAAAAAGTATAAATAATGAAAAAAAATAACATCACGCCATATTTCTCGCATGATATAACCATAAAAAAATTACTAAAAACTGGGATAAGGTAGCCCTGCTGCAAAAAATTTTCAAAAAATTTCAAAATTTTTGGGCATTTTTAGTGATTTTTGATGCATGTCTGATTGCTGCGCTTTTTGAATCAGTGGAAATCCAAGTAAATCAAGCGTGTGAATCTGAATCCATCAAGCGTGTGAATCTGAATCCATCAAGCGTTTATCTGATTTGTGATGCGTGATTTGATTGCTCCGCTCCGGTTTAATCCATGCTTCATATCTTGTATTATCTTGAATCCTTGATTATCCATAATTCATGCAAAATCCATGATTTTGATTGATTTGCTCAAAAAATGAAGCCTTAAAATGCCCCTTAATCGCATTTAAATGCATCAAGGCATATCAAAGTATGTATGATTTTTGATGCTTTTTAAATTGATTAGTTAAGGGCAAAAAAAATGCCCTTGACGAATCAAGGGCATTCTTTTTTGTTGGTTGCGTTATTGCTTAGATGCTCTTTTTCTTGTCATCAGATTGCATCTTCCTTTGGTATCGCTTCCATGTCCTCCCATCCGGAATCCATTCATAACCGGTAATTTCGCATGAATGATTGAGATTGCTAAACCATATCCCATCTTGCCAACTTCCTAGATTTTCGTTTGCAATCTTCCATGTGCCATTTTCATGCATGAAAATCAACTTGTTGCCATTACCAATGAATGCTTCAACTAATCGCAAGTGCGAATTGTTGTCAATGTCAAATTTCATTTGTTGCAAGATATGTTTATTGAAATATCTTGTATCTGAAATGTCATTTGTTGAATCAACATTGTTTATCATTCCATTATGGCAAAACACCATTCTTTTGCTAATCGCAAAGGGGTGGCAATTTTGCATCATGTCAGTGATTCCGCTTGTTGCAATTCGCATATGAATCATGTAATCAGTATCATGATTTGCCATTGATTCTACAAGTGCATCAATGAATGTTTCTCTTTCCAATGATTTAAACACTTGCAATTTATCATCCTTAACAAAGGCAAATCCGCCCCCATCTGAATTGATATCCCATGCATCATTTAGAGTTTCAACATCTATTGAAACTCCCTTTGGTTTTAATATCGCTACGCACATTATTTTACCTCTCTTTCTTTTCTTTGTTTAATCGCTTTGTTGTGCTTGTCTTTAATCTCTTTTGTTGAATTATCAACTTTTTTTGCTTCTTTCACTTGCTTGATGAAATCTTCAAAATCAGATTGCATCTTGTCGGTGCTTTGGTCATCTTCAAAATCAACTTTCAAATCCGGTGTGCTTATGTTTAATTGCTTTGCAAACATGGTTGATTGCTCAATCAATTCCATTACCTCTTCATTGCTTACTATCGCATTGTAAACATTGATGAATGCATCTTCATTCGCCATCCAATCTAAAAACATGTCGAATCTCATATCTTTTAAATTGTGAGTTTTTGAATATTCAACCAATGCAAAAATCATTTCTAAATGTCTGCATGTTTTTGAAAACACTCCATCTTTTGAATCAGTAGCCGATGCCGGTAATCTATATTCGATTGCGTAATCTTTATGGAATGCCATCCATTGCATTTTATTTCCAATTTGTCTACCGGTGTAAACCATATGAGCAAGTTTCTTTATCATTGCTTGACTTGTTAACCCTCGATTTACTGATTCCATCTTTCTGCTTCTGTAATCGCTTGGAACTACAATTGGGCAATAATGATTCATATTGCTTCCGCCATCTTTTCTACCGCTCAATTTTACAAGTATTTCAACACTAGTAAATGCAAGTGTCAAAAAATGTTGAATCTCTTTTGCACATGAAAATGAATCCCTACTAATGTTAATATGAAAACCAAGATTGCTCCCAAAGATTTCAGATTCGTTCGCATGTTCCGAAACCTCTTCAATCATGGTTGCATATTTCTTGTAGTAGTCAAGAGACATCACATTTGACCCAATTTCACTTCCTTTTGTATAATATTGATTGATGCTTCCATCTTCCATATTATCGCCAAAGAGGTTATACAAATCAACATTCTTTGCTTTGATATGGCGATAAAATGCATTTGCAATTTCATTCGTTGAAAGATTATTCTTTTCAAATCCGAGTTCCCATTCAAAGCCAATAAATGTTTTCGGTGTTTCATAGATTGTGCGATTCATTGAACTTCTACTTTGAATATCAGCTCCATTTTCAACATCAACAAAATATGTTTCATTTGGCGAATATCCATTAGGAACACTTTTAGAAAGACAAGAACATGCTCTTTTAAAATGAGTTTCACAATTTTTGCAATACTTGATTTGTCTTAGCTTTGCAAAATTCATTGGCACAAATTGTCTCAAATCAGATATGAAGCATGTTTCATTTCTAAGTGTATAGAAATTTCCATCAGAGTTAATCACTCTTTGCATTACACTATCGGGCATCCAATCGAATGCATCATCCGGAATGTTATCTATCATTTTAAATTGTCCATTCACATATCGTTGTGCAAAGAACTTTTTAAAACTCAAATTGCCCGAAGCAATATGAATCATTTTATTGCATGATGAATCATATCCATTAAAGACAAAGAATTTCGAATACCTCCCAATGCCATTATCATCAACCTCATAATTACCATACAACAGAACATTTGTTGTTGATGAAGAAGATGTGAAGTTTTCATGCTTGATTATGTTCGAAACATGAGTAGCATCAAAGTTATGTGATTTGTTTTTTATTGTAGTCATTATTTTACCTCTTTCTTGTTAGTTAGTTTAAGTAATGCTATTTGTGATACAAAAGCCATGATTCCGAAAGATACAAACAACATGTATCCAATAGCGAATCTTTGGTGTGCTTCTTGAGTCATCAAATTTAATCCGGTTTCATACATCACAATGAAACATTCAGTGATGCTAAAAAGCATTCCTATCAGTGCCATTGCAAGTGCAAGAAACAAAGTATTTTTAAATGTAGTTTTCATGATATATTTACTCACTTTCATGGTGTCAAGTTTGCTTGACATCCATTGTTTGTTATTTTGTCTCGTTATCATGTAAAGAATCTATGAAAGAATCAATTCAAAATCAATAGCATATATATATATGTATAAAATCAGTAATTTTGCTTCATTTGTCATGGTTGGAATCTCTGATTCCCTTTGAAATTACCTATACTAAGAACACTTTATTTGATGCCATTGATTTGCCTTTGATTGATTGTGCTTTATTGTGCATTTTTTTTCACTTGCTCACCGCTCACGCCCGGGCAAATCTTTTCGCCGCTATATTCCGGCATGTTTCAAAATTGCGTTTTTGATGCATGTCTGATTTTTATACTTTTCGTCGGGCATAGGGCGGATAGGCATCCGTGAATGGGAGACATATCGCATTCCACAAAAAAGGTAAATTAAAATTCGCAAGGTTGCACAAAACAATTCGCCTACCTAAATTCAAGCTATATGGCACATTCAGATAAGAAAAAATCAATGCTCAAGCGTTATGGCTTAAAAGGCGTAAATAAGCCCAAAATGACGCCTTCTCATCCCAAAAAGAAGGCAGTAGTTTTGGCTTCTAGCGGACATGATTTAAAACTCATACGATTTGGGGCAAAAGGCTATGGACATAACTATAGTCCAGAGGCTCGTAAAAGCTTCAAAGCAAGACATGCAGCAAATATAAGAAAAGGCAGAATGTCAGCAGCATATTGGGCAGATAAATTCTTATGGAGTGGTCCAAGCGGAAGGAAAAGACAACCAAGCAAAGGTCAAAGAAGGAAAGGATAATGTTTGAATACTGTCCTATGATAAAAGCCAAATGTAGTTTCGCAGCAATGCGTAAAGAAGTATTACATTGTGGATTGCAGACTGGGAATGCAGAGCAAAC